GTTCATACGTCAACCCCTAAACTTTCCAGCAGCGCGCGCGCCTGCTCAATGGTGGCCGTGGCTTCGTCGGTTTCCCCGTGCGATAACTCGCAAAGGGCCGCATTCAGTAGCTGCAAAACTAACCCGTAGGACGGGACCCGCATATCAATCATGGCGCCACCTCCACAATTCGGTAATCGTCGGGGCTGTAGTCCGTTAAATCGCCCGTTTTGACAAAATGCGCGAGGTCCACCAAGTAGTCCGCTAATTCTGCGCGCGCGGCTTCGTAGGTTTCAAACGTGATTAAAACGTCGTCGTCGTCGGCGTCGGTCCAGACATTTTCCCAATTGGTGCACATGCGGGTTTGTACTTCGTAGGTCATGCTTCCACCTCTTCCAATACTTCGGGAATGGCCGGGTCCAGCCCGGCCGGCGTGCGATTTAACGCGGGTTCAATGGTGCAGGGCATTAGGTGCAGGCGCGAATGGTTCAGGGCCGTATAGGCCGTTATGTAGTCACTGGTGAGCATGCATTCAGGGTTAAACCGGGGATAATCCCGCTTGCTGCTGTCGTGTTTTGCTTCGCCCTTGGGCCGATCCAGCTTGGCGCCGCGCCGGCCCTTGGACTTATCTATTTTGGCCAATAGGTCCCGGATCGGCTCTGCATTCTCAGGCCGGACCGTGAACGAGCTTCGGCCGTGTTTAATTACTATCATGTGTTGCCCCTATCGTTGCCGGACGGATTGTCCGCACATGCGCCCGCTTGGCCGGCGCATGCACTGAAAATCAGATTTGCTTGAGCCGGATAACTTTTGCCATGGTTTTGCCATGGGCCGGGTAAGCGATAACAGGGACCGCCTTGTCGTAGCAGGCCCTGCAGCCACTACATTTACCGTCGTTTTCATAGGCCCGGCATAGTGTGACCATGGCCGGATCGACGCGCGAATCGGGCACGATGACGGATCCGTGCAGGCCCGGGGTAAAAACCCCGACAATAGAATCGGACGACGGCCGGACCACGACGTTAGGCAGGGCCTGCATGGCCTGCAGGACCATGGCAAATTTTGGAAACTTGTGCATGCGTGTGGGTAACCAATGCTTTACCCATGGCGTGCGGATCATAACGTCCAGCATTTTTTCCGCTAATGCTAAGCTGTACATGTCACCAGAATCAAACCACCGGAAATACCGGTCCCGTTCTAATTCTTGGACCATGTCGTCAACCCATTCGAATCGTTGCCAGTCCGTCCGGTTAAATTCCCGGGGCGCCTTAACATTGGCAAACCGATAATTTCCCGTCGTGGCGTAGCAACCTTTGCATGCGTCAACCAATACGCCCGGACTTTCGATCGATCCCGGGCACGTGTCCAAGGCCTGCAGGGACCAAGAGCGGATCCCGTCCAATTTTGACGTTACGCTAATTTTTGGCATGCTATGCCCCTTTCAATAATTGATTGACCCCGGCCACAAGTGATTCCATATCGCGCGCGAACCGGTTCGGTCCGCCCGTGTAGTCTTTCAAGTGTTCGGCCGTACGGTACAAATAACCAAGCGAGCCGCATCGTTCAGTGTTGACGTAAACAATGGCGCCGTTCAGTGATATAAACCCGCTACAGCCCCTTTTGTCGTCATTCACGCGGATATTTTTAAGTGCTACGGCATGCGCCGGGGAAAATTGGTTTTTTAGCTTGGTGGACAAAATTAGCATGCCAGGCCCCTTATTTGGTTAAAACGTCAAAATATGCGAGTGCTAAAACAAGGCCGGCCCCGGCAATTGCTAGCGCTAAGATTAAATCCAAAACGCCGTTATCGCGAATGTCGCACTTGGTGAAAATGTTGCGTTTGATCATGGTTTGCCCTTTGTTGAAAACTGTAGTGTAAACGATTTTGTTGCACTTGAACGGGTTTATTTTTACTACCCCTTCACATATATAGCATGAAAGAAACGTGCCAACGCTCGTAAGTGATTGATTTACATAGGGGCTCCAAAACCCTATGTAAACGATTAGCTTACAAAAATGTGGACCATGTGGGCAAATTTGCGGACTACGCGCGCGCCACAATTTGTCCACGTGGCGCGCCACTGAAAAAGGGGTTTGTGGACCATGTGGACAATGAAAAGAAGAAAAGTATTTAAGTCAGATATTGTATACAATACGTGTATACAATGTTATAGCCGACGGATTTAAAACCATGGTCCAAAGTGCCCACATTGTCCACACTTCGCCCACGCCAAAAAGCCCCGGCGCATGCATGTGGACCATGTGGACAATTTGCTTTTGCTTGGTCCACATTGTCCACGCATGCCCGGCCATGTGGCCACGCATGCCGGCCGTATGGCCATGTGGCCGGCCGACATGTGTGGACAAGTCCACATTGTCCACACATGCCGGACCGCCTGCCTGCCTGCCTGCCTGCCTGCCTGCCTGCCTGCCTGCCTGCCTGCCTGCCTGCCTGCCTGCCTGCCTGCCTGCCTGCCTGCCTGCCCGACATACATGTTAGTAAGTGCTTACATACCCTAGCTGTAAGTAAGTGCTCACTAACTTAGGGGGTGGGGGTAGGGCCGAGCGCCAGTGGGCCACGGTGGCGTAGGGGCTGCAAACAAAATTTTTTTTAATATAGAATCCAAGCACACGTACCAGTGGCTGGAGAATCCATGTTTTACTCGCTTCCATTTGAGGCGCGCAAAGTCGAAGCGACAGAGGCGCGCTTAAACCGAATCTACGATGCTGCCAAGTTGGGCCTCAAGGGCGACAGCTTGGCTATGGCTGCAGGCATGTTGCCCACCGAGTACCGCCAACTGTGCCAGCTTGACCCGATTGCCGAGGTCGCCGCGTTAAAGGGCAAGGCCGATGGCGAGATAGAAGCCTCACGCCAACTGCACAAAGCCGCCGCCGAGGGAGACGCCAAAGCCAGCCTGGCGATACTGCAGCATGTTCACGGCTGGGTCGCCAAGCAGGCCATCACCATCGACGTAGATCAGCGCATCTCGATCACCGCCGCCTTGGCCGAAGCCGAGCGGCGCGTCATGGACGTTATCGAGAACAACCCAAGTGAATACCTCACGCCAAAACTAGATGCAGTCCACCAAGTACAGCGCTGAAGACGAACAAGAGTTGATGGCGCGGCTTTGGTCGCCAGCGATCAAGGACAACCCGTTTGCGTTTGTAATGTTGACATTCCCGTGGGGCGTCAAGGGCACGCCGCTGGAGCATTTCACTGGCCCGCGCAAGTGGCAGCGCGAGGTCTTAACGGACATCGCAAACCACATCAAGCAGAACAACGGTAAGGTTGACTTTGATACCCTGCGAGAAGCGGTCGCGTCAGGCCGTGGTATTGGCAAGTCGGCCCTCGTCTCATGGCTGGTAATCTGGATGCTGTCCACGCGGATCGGTTCGACAACCATCGTGTCGGCCAACAGCGAGTCGCAGTTGCGTAAGGTGACCTGGGCCGAGATCACCAAGTGGCTGGCGATGGGGCTGAACAGCCACTGGTTCGAGGTGTCAGCCACCAGCCTGCAACCGGCCAAGTGGTTGACCGAGTTGGTCGAGCGCGATCTGCGTAAGGGCACCAGGTACTGGGGCGTTGAGGGCCGGCTTTGGTCGGCTGAGAATCCAGATGCGTTTGCCGGCGTACACAACATGGACGGCGTGTTGGTTATCTTCGACGAGGCCAGCGGTATTGATGACGCCATCTGGGCGGTGACGGCGGGTTTCTTTACGGAGAACACGCCCAACAGGTTCTGGTTTGCGTTCTCCAACCCGCGCCGCAACACGGGGTACTTCTACGAGACGTTCCACTCCAAGCGCGACTTTTGGGATACCAAGGTGGTGGACGCCCGCACGGTCGAGGGGACGGACAAGGCGGTCTATCAGCAGATCATTGACGAGTACGGGCCGGACTCAAGTCAGGCGCACGTCGAGGTGTACGGCCAATTCCCAAGCGCGGGCGACGATCAGTTCATCGGCGCCAATACGGTGGACGAGGCCATGAAGCGGGTCAAGTACCAGGACTTGAGCGCGCCGATTGTGATCGGGGTCGACCCGGCGCGGTTTGGCGCAGACGCGACAGTTATCGCCGTGCGGCAGGGGCGCGACATCGTGAAGATCATCAGGCACCGAGGCGACGACACTATGACCGTGGTGGGGTATGTGATTGACGCCATTGAGGAATACAAGCCCACGCTGGTGGTCATCGACGAGGGCGGGCTGGGGGCGGGTATTGTGGACAGGCTCAAAGAACAGCGCTACAAGATTAAGGGCGTAAACTTTGGCAACAAGTCCAAAAACCCGATAATGTACGGCAACATGAGGGCGCAAATGTGGGGCGACATGCGGGA